GCCGCAATTTGGCCTACGACCGGATTTAGTGCCTTATCATGCCCACTACCAACCCTTGGATCGACGGAACCGGGTGTGCTATAATCGGGTTGTTGGCTGTTTTCTGCTCTATCACGGGAAATAAGGGAAGTATTATTCTTAGGACTCCTGCTAGTCAAATAATTGGCACCGAAGGGACCAGAATCATTTGTATTTCCGTTTGTACTAGCTCGTTGTAATTCTCTTGCACCCTGAGCAATATGAGGCTGTAGACGGCTTGGGTTATTCAAGCCGCCACTTTCTTGACGTCCATTCAACTGCTCCAATAGTTGTAAAAATTGTTCTCTAAACACAATTAGCCTACAAGCTCTATTCTATTATATTTAGGAAGTTACGCAAATTTCCTAAGTTTCTTGTCGGGGGATGACATCACTCTAATCTGCTCCAATCCAGGAATATCATCTACAGAATCATAATTACCTTCAAAGAAAGTTTCCCAGCTAGCCGAATCAACATATCGATTCCACATTGTAATTAGCTTTTTCTCTGCCGTGATTTTACGGAAAAAGCATCGATACGCATAAATATTAAAATACGAGAATGCATAAGGCGAGACCGTATCATCATAATTATGTGCGTACATTACCATATTTTCCAGAGCATCGGAAATCATATCATCGATAAAGGGATATCCGCGAAAGCACGGTAGATTAGCAATGTTGCCCGCGATTAGCATGAAGCATTTACCAATATAGTTGCTCATCCTGGGCTTCTTGAACTTACTGGTAATATGTGAGAACTCTTCAGTCTTAGTATTAAATGAAACTGTCTCATCTGCAAAAAATACTTCAACCTTGCGCTTACGAATCTTAACATCTTCAACTGGTACGTTAAAATACTCATCTTCCAGATATTTAACAAGCTCGCGTATAGCATCAAGATATGAATTTCTATAATCAATCAACGCATTCCTGAATTTGGTATTATCAACATAATGTTGATTTGTCTTAGTAGCCATGTCTTTCTCCTCTAACAACTTATTTTATTATAGCACAATGTAGACTAGTGTCAACCACTAGCCTACAATATTCGCTTAAGTTGTTATTAGTAGGCCCGCATCGTCTTAGGGTCTACAATTACACCACGATTTACATCCTGACGGAGCAGTTCACGCTTTAACGTGACAAATGCTGTATTGATCAAATCATCTGATTGCTCTTGGGGCAACTGGGGAGCCAGTTGTAGAACGCGGTTAATCAACAGAACACTCTCGAATCGCTGAATGCTATCTCTAGCACCTTCGGGGAGTCTATCGGCTACCTTGTTCTTGGTAAACCCAAAATATGCAAACGTAAAGCCATAGCTTTGCTGACCGACATAGGGGATTTTGAGGGAATTACCATCAACAGTAATCTCATACGCAGGGGCGATCGCAGCAGGTAGATTTACCTCGGCGGGGTCCGGTAGAACAATCGTAGTAGGTTTGAATGTATTCACCGGATTGTTAGAAAACTGAGCATTGTTTGTATTCGTCGGGTTGAACGTCTGAAGTGCTTTAGCGCTTGATGCAACGTCGCCAACAAGGTTTGCAATGTCATTGGTAGGATTGAACGTATTCGCAACATCACCAGCAACGTTGCTGAGAGTATTGCTAGGTGTAAAAGTCTGAACCGGATTCGCGGTTGCTGCAGAATTCACGGTGTCCAACAACTTACCAACACTATTGGTCAGTGTTTGCTGAAGATTCTGGTCTTGAGTGGGAGTTACGACAGTGTTTGCACCACCACCGAAAGCGCTTGCGCCAGCCTTACCACCTTGACCACCAGCAGCATTAACGTTTGTCTTAGTGATGGTGTTGACATTCGACTCAGCATTACCACCTTTACCGATACCAGTACCGCCTTTACCGATACCAGTACCACCTTGGCCACCCTTACCGATACCGACACCAAGACCGAGCCCAGTGCCACCACCAGCATTGACGTTGGTGTTGTTGGCAGCGTTAGCATTAGCCGCAGGAGTAGGAGTAGGGGGTTTGGTAGTTGCACTAGCAGCTCCAGCCGTAGTCAATACGGCCAGAGAAATCATCACAAATTTAATCATTAAAAATAACCTCAGTAAATTACTGAAACCATTATAAAACAAGATGGGTCGTATGTCAACCATACGACCCAAATATGTATTAAGGTTTGCAATCTACTTACTTGTAAGTCTCCCAATGAGTCTTAGGAGTCTCTTTACCGAACATGAGGTTTCTACCTTCACGGCTACCAGAAAGCTTTTCTTTCTTGGGTTCTTTGCGGGTGTAGTAGTCTTTGATACGAGCTTTAGCGTCGGCATCGGGAGTGTACCCTTCACCTTCTTCAATCATAGCAAGAGCTGCTTCAGCCAGTGCAAGCAAATCTTCCTTGGTGACAATATACTCGCCTTCGGCCAGAACACCGATCAGATTAGCGAAGTAGGATTCTTTAACGGGGAAAGGCAGCTTAGCTGCTTTCTCATCTTCCTCTTCATCTTCTCCTTCTTCGCCTTCTTTGGCGTCTTTCTCGTACTTCTCAGCTTTGTCGCATTCTTTCTTTTCGCTAACATATCTATACTGATCGTGGGAAAGAATAGCGGTAGCAGCTTCCACGAGGTAATGGTGATAATTCGAATACTGTTGAGCCATTTTTTTATCCAATACTTTCGTTACTATTTAGCGTTCTCGTGCGATGGAGCAAAACCCCTTACAATATCCCCTAGAAACCCTCCTATGTGCTTCTGTGCTGGATGACACCAGTTTGATGTTATACCCTTCTTCCTGGTCATCCTGGAAGGACTGGTGGTATACTGTGCATCTTAGCTCCTATAGCTTGCTTGTCAAGTCTCTTTCTAAGATAGCTTTGTAAAGATTTGTTACAATATTTGTAAAACCCCTTGACAAGCAGCAGATAAGATGAAATACTATAAGTGTGAGAATGAATGGTTATTTATAAGAACTTGTACAAGGTTTTAGAAGCTATAAATCGATATCTTCTATCTCGTATGGTAAGTCTTCATTGTTATACAATTCCAATCTTTTGTGTAAGTGTTGGAATGTGTAATTACTTCCACCATTAATATGATCAGCAATATCATAGACTGTTGCTATTTCTTTACCTTCTGCTAGGCGAAGTGATCTACCAATGGATTGCATCACTTTGATAGATGACTTACCGGAGGAAGCAAATACCATATTATCGACATTAGGTACGTCGATACCAGTGGAACAACACCCATAAGAAGCTATTAGAATATTGTTATGGGATTTTCTAATTATCTCATAAATCTTATCTCGATTTGCAATTTTACCATGAATCAGGTGACATGGGGTAGTAGTTTCATTATTCAATCGATGAAAGAATGGAATGGCATGTTCATCGATTCTGTCGAATAACACAATCGTGTTACCAGGAAGATTCTTTACGAGATTGATTAAGTAATTATTCCTAGGCTCACAATTACATAAGTATTTGACTTCATCCTCGTATTGCGTGATACTTACGGGTTTGGAATGTCTCATCACTTGCACTTGAATGGCGAGTTGTGAGGCATTACCACCAGCAATCATATCGGCAGTATTCACTGCTCGGTAGACTGGACCAAACAACCCTTCGATTACAATGGCATCCAGCTTTGAACCATTACTTAGAGTGGCAGTGAATCCGTATCTATATTTTGCTTCTCTACAGCTTGAGAATACTTTCTTGAGTTCTTTGGATTTAGCCTGGTGAGTTTCATCACACATAATACAATCAAATTGGTCATACCAGGAAGCATTCTGTTCGGTGATAGATTGCCATGTGGAGATGGTCACTAATCTGTCGGTATCCTTCTCGAATCCTCCCGAAACTTTATGGATATGTTTCTCATCCCACCCATATCCCACAAACTGGTTGGTTAACTGGTTAACGAGGTCTACACGCGGAACTACAATAAGAATCTTTCTATCATACTGAGCATGATACCTAACAATCGTATAAATGATAAAGCTCTTGCCACTAGCGGTTGCTGATATGATTGTTTTGCGATTATATCGCAATGCTTCATATACAGAGCTAAGCTGATAGCTTCTAGGTGTGATATGGCTAGCTAATTTCTTCATGTAGAATTTACAGCCATATTCGGTAATCATCTCATCTTCTTCGAATGGCATACCATAGAATTCATTGTCTACGAATTCATAAGTATAGCCGCACTTTTCGGCCCAGTTACAAATCCTGAAGAGAAGACCGGCATATATTGTATTGTTCCGTCTATTGAACAATCGGGTGATACCATCCCACCCTTTACGATGTTTTTTCATAAATTGAGCATTTTCCGTCTTGAAGGAAAAATACTGACTCAATTCATTCAGAATCTCGCATGAAGCTTCTACATTAATATATGCTTCATTGTGCTTCCGGATTAAGATATCAGTCATTTTTAACATCTCAAATATTTCAATACTATTTAGGACTAAATACAACAGAGTTGGTGCAACCCATGGATATTGTAGATTTTCGGTGTTTACTCTTAAATCAAAATGATGAAAATAGTCCGTATGTAATGGTGTATACCGAAGATACAAAGGCCGGTATCAGATATTACCGTGTGCGTGTATTTATTCCGTGTGGTGGTAAGAGCGAGAAGTTTCGATTAACTCCCAGATATATTAAACCCGGCTATTCTATATTATGTGAAGACCTTCACGAATACTGGGGCCAATACACAGGTCACTCGAAATTCAGATACAGATATTTATCAACCAGCGATAAGCAAATGGCTGACGACACATTCCAGAACGCATACAGACAACTACAGTTACTCTTCGGAAAAGGCCCGTCATATGACATTTAGGGTCTTGACAAGGTTCAGCCGCGTGATATACTAAATAAAAATGGGGAGAGTGCCGAAAACACTTCTCCCCAGTACAAAACCAATCAGGAGTATTTATAAAAATGGGTAGACCTAGAAAGCTTATAGAAATTGGTGCAACTTTTGGCACACTGACAGTATTGGAAAACCATCATACGATTGGTGGTTACGGATGTTCGGCTTGTTTATGTTATTGTAGCGAGTTTGAATGTACTGGAATTGTAAGGAACAGCGATTTGAAAAATGGTGCTACAACTTCTGGTAGAAAATTCGAACGTGACAAAGCTCCAGAAGGTTCTGAGCCGAAGTATGAAAAGGAAATTATTGAAGCTGGGTCATGGTACTCAGATAGTAATGGGTATTACGTCAGATACGTCGAAGAAGGTTCTAACGATGAAAGATATCTACATTGTTTCATCTGGGCATTGGAACATGGTCCAATTCCAGAAGGAATGGTCGTAGACCATAAAAAAAGTAATCCATCGAACAATCTTCTGAGTAATTTACAACTTATTACGCCACGGCAGAATAAGCAGAAAGCTAAAATGATGAAAAATAACACTTCTGGTGAGATTGGCGTAGGTTGGCGTGAAGATTGTAAGAAATGGCGTGCTCGCATCACGGTAGATGGTAAACAGGAAAATCTAGGATATTTCACAACTAAAGAAGAAGCCGTAAAAGTTCGTAGAGAAGCCGAAGTTAAGTATTTTGGAGATTATACACCTGTTCGAGATGAATAAATATTCATGAAATACGAGGGATATTCCTATGACATTTGAATCGACTACATCTAATAACAATTTGCAAGCATTGGAAAATAGAAATTTTTTAATGCCCCATGGCTTTTTATTAATTTGTAAAAAAGTGATGGCCGTCCCTCTATTCTGCGTTAGGGCTAACATTCCAGTGGTATCATGCGGCTCGGCGCAGCAATCCACCAGACTAAACAAAATTCCGCATGTTGCAGATGAGTTAAATTTTGAGAACCTTGTTGTTGAATTTCTTGTTGACGAGAATCTTAAGAATTATATCCAGGTTTATGACTGGATGAGATATATGACGGGTGCGGTATCCGTAGATGAAATCCAGCAAGTCTCGAAGATTGGTGAATCAATTGTTAAGAAACCACCAACCGGAAGAAGAGTTAGCAAGTTTGATACGATTTATAGTGAGACTGCTGAGATTACTTTACAAGTGCTATCAAGTAATTACAACCCAGTCGCCAGCATCACTTATCACGACGCTTTTCCTGTGTCTTTAGGTAGTGCAGATTTTGATACTCGCATCACTAATCCAGGTTTCTTATCGGCGGGCGTTGCTTTCGAGTATACATATTTTGATATTCGAAGCGGTTTAGCCGCCAAAGAAACGGATTCGAACACCGTATCGACTTAACCAATATACGAAAAGCCACCCGAAAGGGTGGCTTTTGCGATATTTGACAATGCCCGAAGGCTTGTACTAGTTGAGGTTGGCGATTCTAACTCGACGGTAGAATGTGTTAGTACCGAAGGTAATCCGACCACCACCAGCAGTTGCACCTTCAGCGAAGGGAGAAGCAACCAGACCATAACGAGTCTTGAACCCGATTGAAGGCTGGAAGGTAGCGGGGTCTTTAACAGACATCAATTGCAGACCGATGTAAGGACAGTAGTACAATCCACAATCGCCGAAATCGCGGCCCTTGTATCCAACAACGAAATACTGAGTATTGCTCGAGTTGGCAGAATACGGGTCGATGAAAACGCGGAAGGAGCTACGGCCTTTATCAATCGTACCAGCAAACAGGTCATCGGTATCATCGATATCGAGGTTTGCACTGTATTCGGGAGCGTAGTCGAGAATACCAGCAATACGGAAAGCAGATGCAACGTCAGCGGAACAGATAACGATATTACCACGCCCTCTACGAGTTTGTTGAGCAATTGCGCTAGCATCCCGGTGGAGCTGGAACAGCATACCTTGCATTCTTTCTTTCGACCAACGACCGTTGGAGTCAATGTTCAAGTCATAAACACCAGCGTTAGCAACGTTGTTTTGAGCACCGGGCTTAGCAGTGTGATAGATAACACGAACGAGTTCACGGTTGATGTCGGTGATGATTTGAGTAGCCAAATCGTTGGTCAATTCAGCTTCAGCATCGAGACCGTGAATAGCCTTAAGGTCTTGTGCCATTTCAATCGACCAGCTAGCACGCAAACCACGACCACCAGCGTGGACGGTGACTTTTTCGAACGTGTTAGCCATTTCGCGGAATTCGTTGTTGGTGCTACCGAGAACTTCCAGCTTGGAGGTGGCCATATTAGCACCGGTCAAACCATTGCGGTTAGCTTGGAAAGCAGTCGAAGAAGCAAGAACGGGGTCCATAGCACCAGCGGTTGTACCACCACCAGTAGCATCGTTAAGCAGGCCGGGGTTTTGTTCTGCGTTGGTGCCAGTACCGGTATAAGTACCGAAACCACCAGAGAACGTGGGGTCTGCTTCATTGTAGAAAGCTTCGGGGCCTGCCATATCGAGATCACCGTCAACATAACGGGCACGCTTAGCGAAGATTGCACCGTAGGGACCACGCATGGGGATAGTACCCACGAGGTCGTATGCAATCAGGTTGGGCATAGTACGACGAACCATTGAAACCAGGATGGGGTCGAAACCGGCACTAGGACCAGCATTAGCAGCCGCATTACTGAAACCGGTGTCGCCGGTAACGTTGATGCTAGCTTCGGTCAACAGACCAGCTCCACGACCACTAGCGTTATGAATTTCTTGGTTTTCCAGCAGACAAGCGGTAACAGCCTTACGATGGCGCAGGTTACGCTGAGGGATGGGGGGAAGGTCACTATGCTCTAAAAGCGGTTCCCATTTCTCCAGCAATTGGGAAGTTGTAAGATTATTTTCGTACATTGGATAATTAACTCCTAAACTAAAATTATTTAGACAAATGCTTACGACGACAATGTTTATTGAACACCTAATGCACTAAGATATGATTGCATCCGTGTGCCATATTCCGGACCACGCTGAACAACATCTTCAGTGATGTAATTTTGTGTGGTGGGAGCACTAGAACCTTCAATAAAGCTTTCTTTTAGGGTTTGAAGTTGCCGAGAGAATTTATCAGCATCTCCTGCGTATGAAATACTTTCTGAAAGTCGTTGCAATTTATCTACTTGAACTTGAGTCAGCCCTCTGGCTTCTTCTTGAACCAAGATTTCACGATGCGCTTGTAACAGAGCTTCGTTTAAGTTTACGTTGGCTTCGATTTGCTCGTTGAGTTTGTCTTCCATGTCATCCAAACGGGCAACCATAGCTTCAAAAACTTCAAACTTCTCTTCCGGTACAGCAACATAGTGTTCACGGAACAGGTTGTGCAGTCCAGCCATGAAGGATTCATTCAATTGTGAGCGAACTCCATCTTCAACAGCCAGACGATTTTCTTCCAGCCACTGAGCCGATGAATAATCCATGAATGATTCAACTTGCTCGGCCAAAACACCAACAGCTTGATCAAATCTTTCTGCGTAGGTTTCTTCAAGACGTGCAATTTCAATTTCAAGGTGCTGTTGTAGAGCAGCCTCAAAAATAGTCTTGGCTTGCAATTTGAAATCATCGGTTAAGGTGTCGTCACCTTCGACCAACGAATCAAACTCTTCCGAAGTAGCCGTTTCAACACCTTCTCTCTTGATTTGAAGCTGTTGAAGGACTTCGGGACGGAGAGAATTACCGGGTTTAACCGCATTTTTTGTATCATCTCCTCTACCTGCTCCACCGGGGGGTGTAGCACCTTTAGCAGAAGGACTCTTGACACTGTAATCTTCAATGCCAGAAATCTTTTCTGTACCACCATCGACATAACCCTGATTTCTGAGATGAGGGATACCTTCAGCAGGTTTTGCACCTTTATTGACAGCGGTCGTGCTACGCGAAACGCCATCTTTCGGTCCCATATCCAGGGGGTTGTCTATTACGCTTTTTCCAGTCTGTTGTTTTGCCATTAAATAGATTCTCCTATCTGTCAATAATATTTAGTATCTGAATACTCTAGCGAATTCAATTTGCTGTTGCAGTGCTAGTTGTCCTCTATCAACAGATTCGTTGATACGCTTCCTAGCTCGTTCGAATTGTTGTTCTGAATACACATCACCTTCTACATACCATTCTTTACCTTCCATAATTCCATTAACAAAAGCATCAGGTGCGCTTGGGTCGAGAACGATATCGGCGGCGGTAATCATACGCAGACCTTCTGCTACATAATTTTTACCGTTGCGATTTTGAATATTACCCAGACAGCGACTGGATACGCCCAACTGAATACCATCTTCATATAGATTCTTAGCAATTTGACCCATAGGCGTAGAAGATAATTGTGCTTTACCTTTCCAGTTGTTACCTTCTTTTTTAAGTTGTACGATTTTATGCGAAATTCGCTCTTCATTCAACTTCGGGTTCTCAGGGTGTCCAAGTTCCCCCACTGCTCTATTTTTAGCAACAGTCTCTTTAATGTATTTCTGAACAACGGGGTCGCCTACTTTGGATTCGTATATTCTACCATTACGATTTTCGATGTCGAATTGAAGAAAAATACCTTCGATAAATAATCTTTTTTCTCCGGTTGTTTTCGATTCGGTTAATACCCGAACATCTTCAAAGTTTTCTTCGATTATTAACTTCATTACTCTTCTCCAAACGCTCTAGTGAAGTGTTGCTGTGCGATTTCAGGTTTAACTTCTTCAATTCTGCTATTAATACGGTCTAACATCAAGCTATTGAGTGCATCCATAGCCTGAGATGTTTGGCCGCTGGCTATAAGTGAAACTAATTGAGTGCCATCCATGATTGTTTATCTCCTATATAAAGTATTTATACTTGTGGACTTTCTGGGTTATCCGTTTCCGGGTTAGGAGCTTCCGCACCACCTTCTGGTGCTGGTTGCTCTAGTTCGGCTTCTGCATTTTGGTTTGCAGTTGCTCCGCCGCCACCCACAGCAGCGTCCTGTTGCGGAGATGGGATAATTCCAACCTGTCTTTCGTATTGAATCTGTTTATCGATTTCCGCAATCTCATCATCCGATTGGCCGAGGATGCTATGGCGAACTTGGTATGTGGAGAAATATTTTCCGATATATGGTTCTACCGCTGCAGCCAAAGCCAGCTCTTCATTCTGAATTTCGATTTTTTTCAATTGAGCATATTGGTTATCGTAGATGTAGTCATACTGAATATGTTCTTTCAATTCATCGAATTCTTTAGGAGAACACACACCTTTCAGTATCAATTGAGTTTTCAGAATGTCTGTAAAAAGTTGTGAAAAACGCTTACGCATTTTAGCCACAAATTTGGCAAATTTAACTTCATCTCTTAGAATTTCACCTGAACGCCCGAAGGACATACCTTGAGCCGCTTGCTGTCTTGTTAGTGGTACGTTCAATGCCCGCATGAGAGCATCTTGGTAATATTGCAAGAATTCCATATTAGAAAGGCTATCACTTCCAGGTAGAGTTTTAATTTCTGTACCCTTGTTCCCTCCATATCTAGGAAGATAAATGTCTTCCAACATCGACATGAAATGATTATTGTCCTTGATTTCACCAGTGACAGAATCGTAGGTAATTTTTGTTTTAAGGCGATTTATCTGTTTTTGAATAAACTCTTCACCTTTAGGCCCAGGCATACCACTAACATCGATGTATACGACCCTACGCTCAGGAGCACGAACTACCCGGTGGATTACGGTTGAATCTTCCAGAATTCTCAATTGATTTAATGGTTTAATTGCCTTATTCAACCAAGACAATACCATGCCATTATTACCATCAACCAAACCAGAAGTTACATAAGCGATAGCGTCTTTAGCAATAGGAACGGCTACCGTATTTTTTCCTCTAGGGTCGATTTGTTTTGTCTGTTGCTGGCCACCACCATTTTGACCATAATAATTACCAAATCCATTACGAGAGTATACGAAATACTCGTCATATACCTCACCTTCTAGTGCAGCAGATTTACCGAAGTTACCGCTGTCGAAACTAGAATAGGAACCCGCAGTTCTACTATCTTTTTCTTTCTTCTTGATTTCTCTTACGGGCTTAATACTTAACGGGTCGATGTATCTAAGCTCAAGAACACCTCTTTCCGGTTTATCGAAGTCGATAATTTTATGATAATATAATCTACCATCGACGTAATACTTTCTGAAGATGTCTTGGCATTTATTGTTAAAATCAAGCAATCCCAGGATATATTTGAATTCTCCGCGTATGATATTTTTAACAGCTTCACCAACCGGCATATTGGTTAAATCGATACGAACGGGAACATCATTAGTATCACTAACAATAGCTTCATTAGTGATATCTTCGATGGCTTGGTCGATTTCTGGTTGGAGCGACATGGCACGATATCTGCGAATTAAATCAAATTCACCCTTAATACTTGGGTCTAGATTTAGACTATATCCATACTGCCCGCCACCCACAATAGGAGTAACGCCATCATCATTATTCACAGGAACAGGACTGGCTTTATTAAGCAGCTTATTCTGTGGGTCTTCCTTAATACTAAATCCAAATAATTTTGACATATTGCCCTCAGACTTATTTCTAACTTTATTTAGGCAAAAAAAAGCGGCCTCTAATAAAGAGGCCGTTGTTGTAAGGAGGTCTAACGGGTTATTTAGCTAGAAACCCGACGAGGATCGGAGCTAAATCCATTGCTATTGACATTACCAATGTCGCCATCGGCAGCGGCCCAGTATTGAACAGCTAGTGTAACACCAAATTCTTGGATTTGGTTGACCGAATCGAATGCAACGGGAATTGAATCTACAGAAATAGGCCAAACACCTTCCATCATATAGCTACGAATAGGTTCATGGTTTCTGTCTAATTGAGTTACATATGCACGAGAGAAGTAATTTTCGTACTCAATCTCGCCATAGATTTCGGAGTGACGACCGACAATTTCAGCCCACTTTTCAAATGCTGAACGCATTTTATAGTTTCTGTCGGAATAAACGGTCAGTGCCCAATCGTCGAATTCTTTGTCACCATTGACTTTGAGTTGACGACCACGGAAGTAGATAGGAATCTTGGCGTTGGTGCTGCCAGGGATGGCAGAAGCCTTAACCAAGAATTCGCTGTCCTGAGCTAAATCAGAAACGGATGCTACTACTGCTTGGGGGAAAATCATGGTAACACGGAACATCGTATTACGGACACCACCACCAGTAAATTTGGATTTGAAATCATTAATAGTTGGAGCCATTGTTTTTTACCTCTTAGAATCCTTTGAATGTAGTGGAAGTTTCCGTAAACGCGATACCAGACGCAGATGCAATAAAGTTTAATGCAATAGCTTCGATAGGTCTAGCCGGTCTGATATAGATATCTGCGACAAATTCGTAGTTGTCTACGACTGAAGGCGGATTATTAGAAGCATCGCACTGAACTACATAGTCAACGATCCCACCGAGGGATTTGAGGTCTGACAGGTAGGGCTCGACTTGGTTACGGAACAATGAACGTGTCGTTTCGTTGTTGAATTCCCACAAGAACGCTTCAGCAGATGCAGAAATCGCTTTCTCTAGTTCGATGAATACTCTACGAACGTTAATACGACTAAATGCACTGTCATCTCTCAAGTTGGTTTTATCACCATAGAGGTAGATGCCACCATTCTTAGAAATTACCGGGTTAATCGACTGAACATAGATGATGTCTCTATGCGATTTCAATGTAGGATTGTATGCCAGTCTGATATTTGCACCTCTGAGTTGACCTTTCACCTTACCAGCGGGGGCAACGTAGAATGGGTTCGAACTACAGATACCAGCGATATCAGCATTCATAGGAATCCAGCAGCGAGTATCACGATATTTGTCGTAAATTTCAATGTATCCGCTATCTTTAATAGCATAAGAACTTCCGGTAACGCTGGCATCCCATACAATCAAATTATCGGTGACTGTATCGCTACTGGCGATATTCAACACGGATGTTCTCGCGGGGCTAACGAACGCAATTGAATTTTTACGAAGTTCTGCCTTAGCAATAACGTAGTTTGCCTTAGCAACACTAAGTTGAACGTTGGATTCTCCCGGACCCATCAACAGAAAATCTACGGTATACTCTTCCGGGTCATCGAAATAATCGTAACCAGCAAGAACACCACCAGATGTAGATGCAAGGTCATCGACGCCACCACTTAGAGTCGTCGAGCCCGATGTGATATACTTGAAAGCAGCGGAGTATGTTGTGGAACCCAGTGAAGTCTTGCCAGTATTAAGCGTACCAGCGCTAATAACAGGAAGAGTATCAACCAGATATACCCAATTACCCTGGTTGGCGATAACATCTACGAAGTAAGAAATGTCGCCGGTAGCGGTCTGAGCACCTTTAGCTTTAGAGACATTGAAGTATGTTTCCAGGATGCTGTATCTATTTCCGGTCACTCCACCAGTTGCATCATAAACTACAACGTGGAAGAGGTCTGCGGAACCACCACGAGACGATACGAAAGAAGATGTTCCAGGACGAGCCGCGAGTCTACGCCACTCCACATTTTCGAATACAACCTGTTCGCTATACCAATCAACAGCGGTACTGATAACAACATCAGTAGCACCATCTTCTAGCACATCGGCTGTAGTAATAGCACCACCAGTTACGTTGATAACTGCGAGTTTTTTGTTTACCGAATCCCATGAATAGACGAGTGCTGTTTTTGTGCCGCTAGGCGTAACGTTGAAAGTCAGCGTAGCTCCAACGGTCGGAGCAGAAGCCGGAGTTGTTGCAAGGGTAAGCAATTGGTCTGCGCCATGGTCGATTACAGAAACACCGATGTTGTTGCCGTATACACCAGCAGTACGAGCAAGCGCACCAACGGTATATGTTCCACGGTTTTGATTAAATTCGAGAGTGGTTTTAACTTGAATTGCACTACCGGTCAAGACTGCGTTTCTAGCAGCAGCTTCGGCAACGCGGACGACATAACAACGCCCACCATAGTTCAAGAATCTTTGAATACAATGCCAATACTCGTAGTTGCTATCGGTCGGATAACCGAAAGTACCAATAAGTTCGGATTCAGTTTCAATCAATACTGGCAAGTTAATCGGACCACGCTGAAAAGGACCAGCGATGGCGGCGATATTCCCAGTTGTAACGGTATTCCCCGATTTGGTCATGTCTACTTCCGACACGACAATACCCGGAGATGCAGTTTTAAGATATGCCATATTAGCTCCTATAAATATATCCTACTTTTATTTAGCGAAACCCAACTTTAGAAGTCAAATTTTGAAATTAAGCGCCTAACCAGTAGAAGTACGGATTGTTTTCTTGTGGTACAACATCCCAATGCATTCCGGTAGATTTGTCGTAATATACAGTTTCGGGTAAATTGTCAACAACAAATGCACAAAGTTGTTCAACTTCTTCCGCCAAATCTGAAATTTTATCGTGATACAATTTCTTACGGACATCAGAATTTGTTAAATCTTTGAAGAACGGTTGTTCAAGCATCCAAGCATATAAAACCAGACACATACACAAATCGTCATGGTTATCTTCGCCATCATCGGCGGAATATGTACCATTAGATTTCAATACAAATGTGGATAATTCTCTAATCGCAGTATAATCTTGTAATAGCAGTTTATGACTTTCTAGTACCGTTTTTAAGTTTGCACATCCAACTTTCTTGACGGTCGTGGACATCTTCACGCCATATTGGGTATTAGTTAAACCTAGATTACATCCCAGAACCTGACCACTTCTCCCCATAGTCTTGGTCATTAGAATATTTTCATACTCGTGAGTCATAAAAAGAGTTTCGGCAACCTGATTACCAACATCATTAACCTCACACAAAACCCATGCAGAGTTATATGCCTTGGCTGCTCTGTAAATCGGGTCGGGGAATAGCATTGCAGGAATATTGGCATTGTAATATTTTGCAACGACCTTATGTGGAAATTTTGTAATATCGAACACTATAAATGCTGAGTGGTCTTTATTTGTTCCACGCGCAACGTCTACGGTAATAACATAATCATGAGATTTTATCGGTTCACTATATATATCCAGATATTCCGAACTAGATATTGGAGCAACACCAGCCAAGTTACGCAAACATTCACCACTAAGTAGAGTATCACTACTACCCATGAATTCACATTCTTGCTCTTGTTCCCATTGGTTGATATCGGTATCTGCGATATATTTCTGCTTCCATGCTTCGGTTCTACCGGGGACATCTTGCCATCGCACTCTAACCGCCTTGAAGCTGTTCTTGCCTTGTTCGGCTTCCGTCCACATCTTATAGAAGCGATTCAAACCTTTAGGCGTACTAACAATGAACATCTTAGTTTTTTGACCGGATGAAATTGTCGGGAACACCGAGTTAAAGAACTTATCTGCGATGTGGTTTTCGATGTGAGCAAATTCGTCAATGAATACTAAGTTGAACGTCATACCACGAACACCAGATGCACTGGTAGCAGCCGCTCTAACAACCGCACCAGACTCTAGCTTGACAGTCCCTTCATTCCACTTTGTAACGCCATGCTGAAGCCATTTCGGTAGATTTTCATATGCCTGCTTGACAACATCCAGGATTTCCATCGCAATCTCTTTTTTGTTGGCCAGGATTGCAACTTTATAAGTTCCTTTGAATAGAATGGACCAAACAATAAATGCAGCAACAGTAACCGATTTACCCGCCTGTCGAGGAGTCATACAGATTACTCTGTTATGATTCTCGAAAGCATCGAACATCGTCTTCTGGTAATCCCTTGGTATAAACGGGACAAGCGACTGCGCATCGGCATTAAAAGTTTTGAGATATTTGGATGTAAAATAAACAATGTTATTCTTACATTTCTTCATCTCTGCTTGCATTTCTGCAGTATATTCGATTTTCTCTCCTGGTTGTCGCAGGAGAGTATCGCCCCTTGATTTTACATTTGCACCTATAGCCATAATAACCTCTAGCCCATGTCGTCAGTATTTTTGGTGTTTGCGTGAGTGGTTCTTCCTACTGACTTGTTATGAACTAACAAAAGACCTAAACCGTGATCTCCCTTCTCGTATTTTGTGAATGACATTAATTTTGCCATTGGATACAATGCTTCGACATACGCTTGCATGTCTTGCCTGGTAGGTCTGCGAGTATCGGGCCAAAATAGACTGAGAATTTTAGTTTGACCGTGGAATTTGAAAACAACGGTATATGCTCTTCCTGATTCGTTGGGGTTAATCCCGAAATCTTTTAGTTGAGCTTCGGTCATGTAGCAAAAATTATCATAAATTGTTTTCTGTTCCAGAATAGGCTGGCGAGCCATATTGATAAACTTATCCAGAATAGCTTCATTCATATTTTTCGGAGCACCCGCTGCACTGGGAGGAGCACCGGCTGGGGCACCTTTCTGACCTGGGGTTTTATTTTCCTGTGAACTCAAATTGCTATATGCTTCGATATTATTGAATAGTTTATCTGTTACTATTTTACGGGCTTTGGCTTTATCGGTAACACCTTTAGCAATTTCCGTTCTAACACCGATAACGATACGTCTATTCACTTCTTCGATGTCTATACCACTTTTTTTGGCAATCTCTTCTGGGTCATGTCCACCACCTTCAGGGTCGAATGCACCGGCATGTTCCGTTTTATTTTGACCAAAGGTAGGCGAATGCGATTGCGTCATATTGTTAACTGCGGTATCAATACCAGTTGCATTGATACCGGATTTCACGCCGATGGCTTCATTCAAATATAATCTAAGATTATCTAGGTTTTTCATAGAATAGTCTCCTATAGTTTCCGTAAGTATTTAGCGTGTTCTGATTTGTGAGTTAATCTGTGTAAATTCCACCGAATCACATTCAATATCTCGTGCTCCACTTGAACCAACAGTTTTACGAATGTTGGTGCCATAACCGAATGCTCTACTTGTACCAGCAGCAACCATGTTCCCAGAAGCAACAGTTGCAACTAAGGTTCCATTTATCCAAGCTTCGCCACTTCTGTCCGGTAATATGATTAAATCCATTGCAAACCATGTGTTAATTGCATAAGTTACCGTAGTATTTGTAGCACCCGTGTTTAATGTGACGCTGTTGGAACGGGATAATATTTCCCATATACCACTGTTAGTTGCGTAATCATATCTAAAGTAGAAACCGTCGGTAGGTTCTGCTGAGAATGAATCGAAGAAACCGACATAGACAAAGTATGTATGGGTTGCATCAGACAATGTACCTTGACTTCTAATAACACTAGAATATCGCATGTACTTCGATGTGTCATGCCATAACCCAGTAACACCCGATGTACCATAACCGGATCTACCAGTAGCAGTTGTACCAGTAGTTGCGTTGCATACACCAACACGTCCTGTATAGCTAGCACCGGAAGCGTTCCAACCGGCAGAAGTACCAGTAAAGACAGGCAAGCCAAAATCGGGATGTCCGGAGTTGCCACCAACGAAATCGCAGAAGTTGCTTTGAACCGTTAATAGAGCGTTCCTTGTTGGAATGAAAACATCAATCAACATCCATCTTGCACTGGGTAAATCATAGATTAAATCAATCCTAGTGCCTGGAATTAACGCATACTCAGGATTACCAATGTTGAATCTATTGGCTGCCGTAGATGCTGTGCTGTATGCCTGGTCGCGTAGAGTGATTGTAAATGAACCAACATTAATCAGTGTCAGTATTCTATTGTCAGTGGATGGAGCAGTGATACCAGTCAACAACACATGAGTAGACGCACTAACCTTCAGAATACGAGCACTATCTAACCCGGTTGGATTGTAATTGTTCGTATTTGCATCGAGAGCGGCTGGTGTAACAATCGGTGTTATGATGGTTAAGTTACTAGTGTCTAGGAAATTGTTTGTGCTGAAAATCAGTTGATTATTAGCGTCAACAGTAAGAGCTTTACCCAACTTATTGAACAGTCTGGGTATTGTTCTATTTTCCATATTCTCCAGTCTAGGTGCAGTCGCAGTTGCTGCGGCTTCATATCTAAACCAATCAACAAATATAGTCGGGTCTACACCACCACCAACATCATTCTGGACCCATATACCGACGGATAACTGACCAGCGGCTAAGAATTCACTTATACCCGCCGAAGTAAATTCATTGAACGTTACACCATCAGCAGATTGTCTGAAACTTAATGTAGTACCATCAGAAGTGATTCTTAAATACTTAGCTGTATATAATGATTCAGATACTCCGATAATAAACGGTGTTGAGCTGTAGGAAGTTCTAGTAGTCCAGTAGTTAAGAATCATACCACGACCACTATTGTCAGCAGTCATACCAAATGCAACAACTTTACCACCAGTATCGATTAAACAAAGACCACAACCTTGATAGTTGTTTTGTGTTAGTAGCGCATCAACACGAGCGGTGATTGTAAAGTTCCCGGAAACGGTACCATTATTTCTTGTGATGGTTAAAAGTCCACCGGAACCACCATTATGAACATCTCTTATTTTCAGCCAGGAATTATCAACCGTTAGTACAGCATTGGTGCCGTTGGTCAATGTCCAGCCACTATCAAGAGTATATCCATAGAATTCGTCGTCGAATGCTGAAGCCGATTGCGGAGGCATGTCTATGGGCGATAGTGTAGCTATTCCATTAATCGATGTAGACGAACCACCACCAGGAATCGTAACAGTTACGTCATTACCGGATGTCGAAGCAGTTACGCCAGCTCCAGCAAAGTTGATGGATGCAAGAGCAGTCGTAAGGTTACTTCCCTCATCTTTAGCAATAATCGAATTACCGCCACCAGGAATTGTAACGGTTACGTCATTACCAGATGTTGAAGCGGTTACACCAGCCCCGGCAAAGTTGATGGATGCGAGATTGGTTGTAAGGTTACTACCCTCATCTTTGGCAATAATCGAAGCACCACCACCAAGACCATCTAATTTGGTCTTATCAGCAGAAGTCAACAATCCAGCCAATGATGTGGTAGCAGCAGGAATCGTAGCGGAAGTACCTGTACTAGAAGTTACATCAATCGTAGTAGTTGTGCGATTGTCTGTTCCCAGGTTTACAGGAACATTAGAACCACCAGTAACCGTAGCATTGACAATTGCATTTGTGTCATCATACGAAAAACTAATGCCAGTATGGGAACCACCAGTTAGCATACCAGCAGCAGCATCTTGAATTTCTTCTAGCGTATAGCCTCCATTGAATGTGGAAACTGTATACTTACCATTGTAAGTATGACTTGTACTAGTAGAACTTAATGTAGCTCTGAGGTTGATGGTATTATCGACACTCCAATCGAATGTAACGTTATCAATTTCTTTGGTAGCGGTTATTGCACCATTACCAAGAGTAGCACTAGCGGCGGAAACAAAGACTTGTACCAACATATACGCTGTTGATGCTGTCTTTCTACGGACAATCAATCTAACTAGTGTATGTCTTTCGGTAGCAGCCGCAGAAATCGTACCAGTTGTGGTAGACAAAGCACTGCTACTACCAACCAATACATTGTAGTTGATGGTTTGTGTGGCACCAGTGTCGTTGGTATATAATGCATTATGGTCAATAAGCCAACCAGCACCAGCAGTGCTAACGATATTTGCCGGAAGTGTAACAGAACCAACCAGTGCCTCAACAGCACTATTGGAAATGTTATATCCAGTGCTATTGTATACGACTTGAGGATTCGTACCAGTACCACCACCGCCGCCGCCAGGAATCGTGACGGTTACTGCATTACCAACATTACTAGCGGTTACACCAGCACCTGCAAAAGCAATGGACGTAGGAGTGGAAGTTAGAGTAGTCGATTCATCGATAATGCTGATTGCACTAGGAATTGTAGGCTTGTTTAGAATCTGTGCTACACCCGAACCAGCGTTCCAATCCGAGTTGACTTGAGCATCAGGAATTGTGGGTTTGTTGGTCAAGTCGGTATAGCTACCGCTGAACAAGGTAGGCTTGTTGAGGATTTGAGCAAGACCTGAGACAGCATTCCAATCGCTATTAACCTGCGCAGCAGGGATTGTAGGCTTGTTGAGAATCTGTGATACACCCGATACAGAGTTCCAATCTGAGTTGACTTGAGCAGCAGGAATTGTGGGTTTGTTGAGAATCTGTGCTACACCTGAACTAGCATTCCAATCGCTATTAACCTGCGCAGCAGGGATGGATGGTTGGTTTGATAGGTCGGTGTATGAACCAGACGTGGCAACTGGTGCAAGAGTTGCACCAGTTACGGTAACAGCACCACCACTATTAGTAGCCGTTAAACTATTTCCAACAAAGTTAAACGATGTTACAGCATTCGTTAGAAGTACACCTTCATCGGATGCAGAAACTGACCCTGCTCCACTCGCTCCAATACCTGTCGGTGATATCGACAAGTCTCTAACGGAAGTCAACCGAACTCTACCTAGGTTTGAACCACTAGTTCTGGTTTCCCATACAAACTTGTAAAGTACGGTGAATTCTAGAACAGTTATTGGTTTCGCTAGCGATGACCAGTTTTCCGCTTCTGCTGTGGTTACTGAAGTATACTGGGTTTGACCTTGGATAATCTGATAACCATTGGGCGTAGCTAGCAAATACGTTGTGATGAAATTACCGTTACTATTATTAGCTTGTGTCAATGTACCTGCGTTGTCATAGTTGATGTAACCACCAGGCGTATACGCGAATGGTACAGCAGACGACACCCATGCCCAAGTAGCACCACTACGATAACGAATGGTATAAGGTGTTCCTGAACCATTACCATCAGCAATACCTGGGATATCATGGCGAATATCTTCATCGTACAAAGTACCACTAGTAATACCGAATGTACAAGCAGCATCCGTTAGTGTAGCTAGTGTAAACCCACTCAACACACCACCACCAGGAGTCCACTTGCTACCTTCGGTTAAGTGATGGTAAGCATGTAAACCTCTCGTAAAACTACATGAGTGTAGTTCAGAGTACATCTGGAACTTAGGTGTTAGTGCATCGTTCCACTCAATTAGAGCAACGGGCACCCAGTTCTGATTGATATCGGTTAAAAGCCAAGGCGACGTAGCAGTGCTTAGCGTTCCATCAGTCGCGTCGATGTAAACGAAATACTCGTCAGCAGCCGGAGGTGTTCCAGGAAGTACAACCGATTTTGCACCAGTTACAGTATACTTAACAGAGTTTCTCCAGTACACCCAAGTCGAACCAGTCGGTGTAATTGTGAAAGTATAGTTTGCTGGGTTGAACGAGATTGTAACGTCCGG